TGCAACTACCGTTAACTCAGTTAATCTTGTTACCTTTGGATATGCTTCAATGGCTACTAATGATTATGTTTCTATCTTTGTTGCTAACATAGACAGCACTGATAATTTAACTATTAGAAATGCTCAAGTTGTGGGCATGGGGTTAGTTACTTAAAATGTCACATTTTACTACAGTACCTATAACTGAACTAGATGCAGTTAATATTCTTTTAGCTGCTGTAGGTGAGGCTGCTGTTTCCAGTTTAGAGACAGCTACCACAGTAGACGTTACTCAAGCTAAAAATCTTATATCCAATATCAACAGAGAGGTACAGCAGAAAGGGTGGCATTTTAATACGGAATGGGATGTTGTATTGTCCTTAGATTCAGACAGCCGTATTCCTCTTGGTACATCCGTATTATCTGTTTATTCTCCTACTAAACTCACAACAATCAGGGGAAGGGAAGGATCTCCTTTTCTTTATGATTTAGATAATAATACTTTTATTTGGACAACTTCTATTAATGATGCTGTTACTATTACCTTGTTGGATTTTGAAGACATTCCACAAACTGCAAGACAATACATAACTACAAAGGCAGCACGAGTATTTCAAGAAGAAATTATAGGACAAGTCTCAGCAGAGACAGTTAATCGACAAGAAGAAGCCGAAGCTTATGCTGATTTACTGGATGATGAAGGAGAGAGATCTGGATTCAATATAGGTTATGGTACTACAGATATGTATAACACTACCAAATTATACAGGAAGCTATGGTAAATGCCTCTTATTACAGAGCAAATAAGTAACTTAATCAATGGGGTTTCTCAACAACCTCCTGCATTACGATTAGCTTCTCAATCGACTACACAAGAGAATGGATTAGTTACTATAGCGGAGGGGCTTAAAAAAAGACCTCCATTAGAACATATAGCAAAGTTAAGTAATAAAACTGATACAGATGCAAATATTCATTTCATTAACAGGGATGAAAATGAGAGATATATAGTACACCTGACCTCAGAACAGTTCAGTTCTGATTTTAGTTCCGATTTTTCAGGAGCTGAAATGGAAGTATGGGGTCTAGACGGTGTTTCTAAGAGTGTCTCAGGAGCTACAGGAGACGTATTAACCTATATAACCAGTGCTAATACACGAGATAATCTTAAGTTATTTACCGTAGCTGATTATACCTTTATATTAAACAAAACTGTTACAACGGCTAAATCGGCTACTACAAGTTCTGATAGAAACCCTGAAGGTATCGTGTTTCTCAAGCAGGCCACTAATGCTGCTACTATGACCGTATATGTTGATGGTACATTAAGATCAACTGTTACTTCTAGTGCTGACGCTGCTACACAACTTGATGATATTTACAGTGATATTAACGGAAGTATTGGTTCTGCTGGTACTGGAGATTTTACTGTTACCAAGTTTGGGAGTTCCAATGTTCATCTAACAAGAGTTAATGGTGCTGACTTTACGCTTCATGCACAAGCTCCTGAAGACAATCTAATAGCTATCAAGGGCTCTGTTGTTGACTTTACGGATCTTCCTTCTAGGACTAAAGATGGTTTTATAGTTAGAGTTACCGGAAGCCCAAGCTCAGGAACGGATGACTACTGGCTTAAACATAATAACCAAGCAGATGAAGATGTAGGTGAATGGGTAGAAACTGTAGAACCTGGATTAGCTAATAGTCTAGATGCTAGTACAATGCCCATACAGTTTATCAGGACTTCTGAAGATCCTTGGGATGATGCGTTTGCTGCTGATTTTGGTGAAACCGTATTTTCACTGTCTCAAATTACATGGACTGATAGGTTAGTAGGTGATGAAACGACTGCTCCTGATCCTAGTTTTATTGGTGAAACGCTAAATGATATTTTCTTTCACAAGAATAGATTTGGCTTTTTAGCAGGAGAAAATATTATACTGTCTGAGCTTGGAGAATTCTTTAATTTCTATAATACAACTGCTACAGATTTACTGGATACAGACCCTATAGATTTAGCTTCTCCTAGTAACCAAGTAAGTATTCTTCATCATAGTCTTGCCTTTAACGAAGACCTTTATTTATTTAGTAATTTTGCACAGTTTAAATTATCTGAGTTTGCAGCAGGAGGCTTGACTCCTACTAATGCTAAACTATCACTACTTACAGAATATAAGAATGACATAGGGGCTACTCCTATTCTGAATGGACGTAAACTTTACTTTTCAGAAGAAGTAGATGGCTTTTCTTCTATTCGTGAATTCGGAACTATAGAAGACTTACAAGAAGAAACAGCAGAAGAAATTACAAGTCATGTACCAAGTTATATCAAGGGTAAAATATTTGATATAAGTCCTCATAGTGACTTTTTGTTTGTTCTCTCAGATGAAAACTTAAATGAAATATTTATCTATAAGATGTTATTTGAGAGAGGAGTTAAAAAGTTAAGCTCATGGTCTAAATGGAAGTTTAAAGCTGAAGAAAAAGTAATAGGTATTAATGTTATAGACCATATCGCCTATCTTGTTATCGTTAGACCTGACGGCACTTATCTGGATAAAATAAGTTTACAAGATGCTAACCTTGTTAATCTGACTGAAAGCTCAACTCAGCTTTCTTTCAAGCCACATCTTGATAGACTTACAGAAGTTACTGGCTCTTATAGTTCAGGAGCTGATCTTACTTCATGGACTATTCCTTATCCTGATGATTTTGGTTCCACGTTTAGAGTGGTCTTTGGGGCAGGCTTTAGTGGAAAAGAAGGTGACTTGGTGCAAGGGGTATCACAAACCACTCCTACAACCCTCACTGCTTCTGGAGATCACTCAGCCAGCTCATGTTTCATTGGTAAAGATTACCGCTTTCTCTATGAGTTTACTGAGCCTACAATTAAGACTGAAGTACAAGGAAGACTAAGCTCGTTATCTGGTGGTATCTTGAAGATCCGTAAGTTTAATGTAGATTACTTTAATACAGGATACTTTAAACTTCAAGTTACAGCTCCAGGAAGGGATGCTTTCAGTCATATCTATACTGGACGTATTCTAGGATCGACTCTAAACAAGATTGGTACTATTCCATTTGAAACTGGTAGTTTTAAAAAGCTTATTTTAGCTGATGCTAGAGATTTAAAACTAGAATTAATCTCTGATTCCTATTTGCCTTGTGCATTTACAGGAGCCGATTGGGAAGGCAATTATGTAGTACGGACTGTTTCTGCTAGGAGATAACATGAAGCCTTATCATAGGCAATCTATATTACATGATATTTGTGAACTAGCTCCTAATTTAAGATACGAAGATAAACGAGAAGTCAATACGTTAGGAAAGACTTCTGAACAAGCTTTACTGTCCGGATATTTATTTGGAAAAGTTTGTCGTTCTATAATAGATAATCATGGACAAGTAGTAGGGATGTACGGAGTTTGTCCTGTAGATGAAACAACAGGCATTGTGTGGATGTTAGGCTCTAAAGGTTTACATAAGATTAAACGCGCTTTCTTACGAGAGAGCCGAACTGAAGTTAATGGAATGAATACTCTTTTTCCGCATATATGGAATATTATAGATAGTAGAAATGATCTACATATTAAATGGATAAGATGGTGCGGATTTAAGATTATAGGAGAACGCATGATTAATAACGTAAAGTTTTATGAATTTTGTAAGGTAGCTAATTAATGGGTTTTTGGGGATCTCTAGCTGCGGTAGGTAAAGCTGGTATATCTGCTGCTAAAGGTGCTGATCTTGATACCTACTTGAAATTAGGTCAGTTTACTGCTGCTGCTGGAACCAAACTGATGGATTTTCAAGAAACAACAATATTAAGACAACAGCAATTTCATGCAGCACAAGAACAGGCAGCTTTTAATAATCAGTTATTATACAATTCGTATACCAATTTAAACGAACAAGAACAGCTTGAATACAAGAAACACGCTATTAATCAGTTTGAATTACAAGCTAAAGTCAGAAGGGCTGTAGCTACCAGATTAGCTATACAAGGATCAGCTAATAAATCTGGAGGGTCTGCTGAAAGTATCATAATGAATATTCAAAGACAAGGCTTATATGCCAGCCATAGAAAAGACTTTAATTATGAAATAAGAATACGAAATCTACAAACCCAACGTGCTAAT